AAAAATCTAAAAATATCTGACATACTTTTAACAGATATATTTTCTCCTAATTCTACAATATTATTTGCATTAAGTAAAGGAGAATTTGATATTTTTTGAACTCTGTTCATATAAGCAAGTATGTCTTTATTTGCTCTCTTATAGAAGTTCACTGTGTTTTCATGTATTAAATCAAGATCAATCAGTTTTAAAAGTTTTTCATATTGAACATCTGTTTCATTAGCACTTATGTAAGTTTCTCTAATTATCCCAGGATTTTCATTATCAGACCATTCAGCAACGATTGTTGTTCTGTCATTGTTCATAAATCTAGCAAATCTCAAAGTATGGTTTTCCATAATATTACTTTCTATAAATTTTCAACGTGTAAGTTGTCTCCGTTTCAGCACTACCTGCTGGAAGGTTTCTAGATCGATAAGTATCTCCATCTTGATCATCAATTCTAACACTACCATCTAGTGTAGTATCTAACATTGCATCTCCTCTTTGTTTAGGAGTGCTTACATTATCACTTATTGATTGCGCATCAACTCCAGATCCTTCAATATTATATCTTATTCTATAATTTGTTCTGCTTGCTGCTGAATAAAATAAAAGATTTTGAAGAAGAGTGTCAAAATTAGAAGATGAGTATGTCGTTAAATCTTCATTTGAATCGAGTTGTAGAGGTAAAACGATATCAATATCTGATCCACTAAATGCAGTTCCCTGATTGGTTTTCCAAAGATAATATGATGTAATAGTCACAGGCAAATCAGCAGAGTCAAGTGGTAATATTTCTAAATTTGAATCTGCATTATTATGAATTGATATGTCAAACCTTTGATCAACGAATACAGGATTTGCATTTACTATTGTATGATTCGATAAAGTTGAAGCCTGTGTTGATATTCTATATGTTCCATCACGATCATTGCCATCAATCAAAAGATCGATAGCATGATTAATGAATGTATCATACATGTCATCTTTTGTCATCGCACGAAAACCAGAAGTTCCATCACGATAAAGAGGAAATGCTCTATTATTAGTATCTGACGGATCAGATGGACTTCCGTCTGTTTCTGTCATGTTTATATAATCGTATGTAGTAGATATACCACCATCAGTAACCGATTCAAGACCAGTTGTGTTATTAGAGAATCTTCTAGCATTAGAAGACTCTGCTCCAGCGATATCTCTCTTATCTAGCATTCTAGTAAGATTACCAGCATTTCCAGCAGTATATGAGAGATTTACAGGGCGAGAACTACCACCGAAAAGATAAACGCATCTTTGCCTTATCTTCGTCAGTTGTGCTTCTGTCATGCTAACAACTGAAGATCCGTCCCAATAAACAGGATTTCTTAATGCCATTACAAAGTTCCATCAGTATTACTTGTCGATATAATATATCCAGCAAGAACAGTAGTTCCTGTTGAATCTTTAATTGATAAAGGTTTCACATGAGATAGTCCACCTGCACCATCTAATTTTATATTTATAAATTCTGCTGAATCTGCATATAATCTATCAACACTAAGACTTGTTATTGTAGCAGAATCTATATTAGCAGAGTCTGCATGAAACCCTCTTACATCAAGGACATTACCTTGTGTATTGAAAAAATCTTCTACTTGAGCTGCAATATTTGAAGATGTTTGTATTTCATTAATTGCAGCAACTAAACTTGTTTTATCAGTTGTAGTTAAATTTGCCTTATCACCAATATCTGATGATACAGTATTCGTTTTAGTTACGAGTGTTGATATCGGATCTGATAAGTTAATTACTGTAATTGCCATTAGATTCTCTCTACTATTTTACTAAGCAAATTTTTGATCTCATCGATATCTTTTTTAATACCATCGACATCATTTTTCATTACTTCTTGCTCTAATTCTTTTTCTTTTCTTTTTCTTTTTCTCTCACGAGCAAGTGATATTTCATTTCTATTTATATTCAATACAACACCTGTAGTTGTGTCTCTAACATAGTCTTTATGACCTTCAACTTTCAAAAATTTAGACATTATGTACTCATTGCTATTACTCTTAGACTTTGGAATGTCGGTGCTTTTGCATAATTCGTTGATCTCATAACAATTTTCAACTGAAATTTTGTAAATGGAGAAAGAGATCCACCCTGTCCACCAGGAAGATATTCATAATCTCTAAAGACATTTAGATCATCATCCACAGGATTATTTGTTTCTTCGTCTTGTAATATCCAAGATTTATCAGAGATTACTTCATCTGTTGTTGCTGTTCGGAACCACATTTGAAAATCAGTATCACTCGGACGATTTGCAGCAAGTATAATCTTGAGTCCAACAGCATCTTCTGATAATGTGATTGTATTTGTTATATGTTTTGACGCTGATGAACCGCCATTAGGACTTGATTCAGGAACATAATTTATTGGAACATTAAATCCTGTTGTTGGTACTTTAGCCTGTTTATCAATTTGATAACTAATAGCAGTGAGTGAACATCTTTGTAAATCAATCATAGGAGATACGTTTGAATCTCCAGATGCTAATGATATTTGTATGACTGCTGATCCATCCGATATTCCTGCACTATCGGCAACAGAATTACTTAAAATAGCAAATGGTGTTTCAGATTCATTATCAACGTTTAAGTCAAGCAATGTTAAACTAGTATCTTTGGTATATCTATTAGCAGGAGTTGTTGATCCATAATTTGTTGTACCAAATTTTTGTGTAACAGTTGCTTTAATAGCAGCTGCAAAATTTGTAGAATTTGGTTGAAGTGTTGCTATATTTGCATGAGCTATACTATATGGTATATTCTTATCAGTTAAAATAGAAGAACCACCTCCAACAGCTGTTCCAGTTGCATTTGTCCCAACATTAATTTTAAATCCTGTATAATCTACATCACTATCACTAGATAATATTTTATGATACCCTGAGATGTGACTACTATCTAAACCACCAACTGATCCTCCACCCATGTGGATATTAATAAAATCATTTGGTTGAAATCCATGATTTGGATGATAAACTGTTACAACCGGTGATCCAGATGTGACTGAAAGAGGATTTGGTGTTAAAAGTTTTTGAGGAAGATTTGCATTTTTTAAAGTTATAACTCCTGATTGGTGTTTAAATGCTGCTCTTTTTATTTTGAATGAAAGGTCTGTATCTTGCGCAGCTGAAAATGTTGCGGCATTTTGACTAAAGAAAAGACTTCCATTTGTTTGTTGTTTCGATATTCTTTCTTCAGTTGCTCCAGCACCCAGTACAAATGAGTCACCTTGTGAAGCAAATAATTTATACTTTGAAGTATTAGTGGCAACAACAAAACAATAATCTGTTAATCCATTGAGAAAAATCGGTTCGTCAAATTCGAAGTTTGTTGGTATTGTTGCAGCTGTGCTAACTTGAATTGCTGATCCTTTTACTGTTACCTCTGATCCAGGAAGTATTGTTGCTGAAGAAGGAAATCCATTTACCATTGGTCTCATTTCAAGTTGAACAGGAAAGGTATTCGTTTCTCCGTTATCTTGAAAGTATAATTGTATTTTTGTAATATAAATTCCATTCTCTTCATTCACATAGAATGATTGCGCAAGAGAATATTTATCTACTTCGTATGCTAAACTTGTTGCTGTCATTTGTTATTACCTTTAATTATCAAATGATGAAAGATTTTTATACGCTTTACCAGTGGGTGTCACCTGACCACTTGCGTTTTTAGTTTTTACGAATCTTCCTCTACCAACATGTAAATATTCTGCCCGAGAAGTATCTTTTTCTTTTCTTCTATTGACTCTTGGTTTTGGTTTTGGAGCAATTTTTTGTCTCTTAAGAGTAAGAATTCGAGTAGATTTTATATCTTCTTCAATAGTATCAAACAATCCAGAAGAAGTGAAAGAAGATGATCCAGAAGATCTTGCTTTATCTCTATTATGTGCTGTAACATCAAGTAAAGTAAACTCTTTTGTTCCAGTCTTATATCTTTGAGACTGTATAAAGAAACTACCTTCGATAGAACCATCAGAGTCGGACACTAATATCGTTTTTCCTTCTGGATGTTCTGTAACATTCTTTTTAATATTACCATAGTCAGTTGGGTCATCCGCATATCTTATAAACGTTTCTTCTCTAACAAAATTTGCCACAGATTCTCCATCAAAAAATGCAAAGTGTTGAGTATTTGGTCTTAATCCATCTGCATTAAAATAAATTTTCTTTTGTCTCATAAATGGTAGAAGTGTAGTATCTACAACTTTTGTTCCGATCACTTCTCTTATTTTTTCATCAGTAACAACTTTATTAAATATGCTATTCTTAGAATTTGAAGTTCTTGATCCTACTTTAAGATCTTCTAATTCTTTACCAGACCAGTTCCACTCATGGTTATTCCATAGATATGCCTGTTTTGTATCTAATTGTATTCCACCATCAACAACCTTACCTGTTCGAGTTTCTGTATCTCTCCATTCGTCCGAACTTGGTGAAAGTTTAATTGTTGCTCTAAATTGAGCAAAGTCGAATGGGTTCATTATAATAGCTGTACTTGCTTTTGATGCGTCAATAAAATCCGCAGAGTCATAATCAATATAAAGGTTATCACCTTTTTTAACAACATTACTAGAGTTTCCTGCATCAAATATTAATCGTACATTATCCTCATTAAATGCAGGATGTAAGAAAGATGCAAACGGATCTATTGACGCTGCATAATCTACATCATTTGTATTAGATAAAATTTGATTTTCAAAATTATCTGTTACAAAACCAGACCTTGTTCTGTTTAATCCAGAAGAATCAAGAACTTCTATATTTTTTGTATCTAGTTCAAGTAATGTAAGAGTTGTTGCTTCTTCTAATCTATCAATTCTTTTCTCTAATCTGGCGATATCTTTCATCGTAAATCTTTTATGATCGATAGGTTGCATCAAAAGATCAGAGTCGTTGAGAGTATTAGCACCAAGTATCACGTCATAAAGACCCATTGTACCAACTGGTGCAGGAGGGAATGAATTAGCAGGTGATCCAACATCACCACGAACAAATTCTAAATTACCTTCATTATCTAATACTAATTTACCAGCTTGTTGTAAGTAATAACTCACATCAAATTCTACTAAATCATTTGGTTGAGGTAATTCATTCACTATTGAATTTCCACCAACAAATGTACCATCAGATGAATTTTTTACTGATCTAAAATCAAGAACATTTGCTAATGAAACTACTGAACCATTTGCTAAAGTATGTTTTGGAATATTTTGATATCCACCAATAACATCAGAATCGTAAGAATTGATAGCAAAGAAATTACCATCGGTGTGGGTAAAGTGATCAAATTTAATATAAACTGTTCCAGTTGGCATTGATTGTCCACCTCTAAGAATCAATCTGCCTTCATCATAATAGTTATCTCTTTGACCATTATCAAATGTAAATCTTGAAGAATAATCTATTGTTCCTTGTGAAGAATCTTTAACTTCAATTAATCTAAAGATATCTGCTTTACCTAGTCCTAGAGAAATCAACCCAGATCCATCAGAATCTGCTGAATCATTTGATGAGGGACTAATAAACAATGTTTCTTGATTTGTTTGTAATTGTTTTGTCCTAATTGTTCCTGCTGTATTTCTAACATAATAAGCTACTTCGTATGTTCCATTTGCAGCAGAATCTAATGTGAAATTAGCATTAGTTGTTGCCACACCCGAGCTGGAAAATGAAAGATCATAAATTGAACTATCGTTTTTAGCAATTACCCAATCACTAGCATTTGAATATGTCTCTTGATTGCTTAAAGTATCAAGAGTCCCAACATTTGCTGAAACAGAAATATTGTTATCAAACCTTTGCGTTGTTAAACTGATATCATCTATATTAGAAGGTCTTGACTTGGGTAATTGAAATAGAAGGTTGTTTTTATCTGTTTCGTAGAGATTCGCTTGATTATTTTCTTGTATAATATTAAACCAATTATTAGAATCTGACCCGATACTTTTGGCATTTCTAAAACTTGAGTTTGCATTGACTTTTATATCAAAAAGATGATATTTGTAATTTGATCCATCTTCGGATATACTACGAACTCTTGCAGTACCAAGTTTTCCACTAGCACCACCTGCATATGCAGCACTATCCTGTATATCTAATTGTTCAAAAGTACCAATGTTTGGAAGTCCGTTTGTATTTCCTTCTGCAGATGACACTTTTACATAATTGCCAATTGGTATTGCAAGAACTTGATTTTGTTCCTCATAAGTTGTAGTTGATTTTGCTACACGTATATTTTCTGCACCTCTTGATACCCTATTTCCTTCTATAATTGCAACACCATCACTCATTTTAAGTAACAGATGAGTATTTGCAGAGTCCTCTTCAAATTTTGCTTTAAACTGTTTAATTAAATAATCACCAGAATTTTCTTTTATTCTTTGAGCAACAACTTGATTTGGAATATTAAACGCAGTAGACTCATTAACAACTTTAACAACCCCACCATCTTGTAATCTAGCAAGAAAAATAAAACTTTCTTGTGAAGCAATATTTGTTTCGTCTATCAAAGTAAGTCTAATTCTATATCTATCTGCTCCAGGAGCAGAAATGTTTGGTACAGATCCTTGATTATCATATAAACTTGTATCATCAGAAACTGTAACAATATCTTCTATAACTTTAAACCCAAAAGTTCCTGTATATGTGTCAGTATATTTTGAAAGAATAAGTGATTGATTTTCGGTAAAAACAAAATGACCTTTTGCATAAAAGATACCATTTTGAACATTTGCAATAGTGCCAACACCTGATGCATTTGCTGAAGCAGTTGTAAGAGTTGTCGTACCATTACTAATATTAACATTATTTGGCATACGAATCGTATCTACACCAGATGTTGCATCTTTTGTATAAACATATCTAACATAAAGTGTTGCTGGATTATTTGCTTCATCTCCTGAGACTGCATTTACTACTTGAATTACTTCAAATTTAATCCCATCGCTTCCTAGACTCGTGAATGTTGTTCCTACTAATGAATTTGGTGTTGCTGGAAGTGGATTATTATCAGTATTTAATTTTACAAATTCATAAGAATTGTTTACATTTACACCACCAGCTTTTACCATCGAACCTTCAGTAAATATATTATTACCCATTCTCTCAATTTGTTTTTGGAGAATTGTTTGTGATTGTGTTAACTCTCTTGCCTGTAATATATTACCGCTATTGAAGAGTATTCTATGATAATTGTCACTATCACTAAAATCATCTTTATATGTCGTATTAAAAGTGGTACTAGTAAGATTCGTTGCCATATTTTTACACCGTTATAATAACTTTAATGTCTTCTTGTTGAGATGTATCTCTCAAAATTTTTGCTCGATTTTCAACATATAGTAAATCACCACTATATGGATCAACTAAACTTTTTGCATTTCCACTATCAATGGTAATTGAATTTATACCATCTGATATTGTTGCACTATTAGCGAATACACCAAACCCTGAACTATCATTTTGGTGATAATAAATAAAATCAGAATCTATTTGATCTACATATGCTCTAATTTTTGGTGTTGACCCATCCGTAATTTCTCGTCCAGCAGTGATACTACTGGCATCAGAAACACTTTGAGCTCTCATATATCTTTGAGTTCTACTTGATGTTCCTGAGAAAATTGTTCCAGCTGCAGAGCTGTCTTTTTCTCTCAAACCTTTGAATAAACTAATTTGTCTAAATGAATTACCCACAATAAATGTATCAGAAACTGTTCCGTCAGGTTTTATGTTTAACATAATAGAACTTGCTTTTAGATCAGACCTTGCATCATTTCCTAAACCTAATTTTGGACCAATAATTGCTCTTGCTTTTGCAGGTTTTGATGGACTTCCATCGAATATAATTTCAGCAAAATCGTATCCAGACCCTAAACCAGCACTTTCATTGTCCATTTCAACTTTTACAACTTGACCATTATTTAAAGTTGCCGTTGCTGCAGCACTTGATCCATTACCTCGTATTGTGACTGATGGAACAGTTGAACCATAACCTGCTCCATTTGAATCCAATTCAATACCGATAATTTGACCACTAATTGCATTATCTTGAACTGATTTCTGATCGGTTTGAAAAGCATTTGTTGGATTTGTTATTTTTTGAATTGGTATAAAGTTTGCTGAAAGGAAAGAGTTTGCTGTTCCCGCACTTAGTCCATATAAAAATTTCCAAACATATCCATCACTCAACTCAAATGGTGCATAAATATTTTTTCCTGCTGGAACTGCAGGTTTTACTGTTGATGTCTGAGCAACACCAAGACTATTTTTTGCTTGTTTAATACAAATAAACACTTCGTTGATATCTGTCATGACATAATAACTATTAGTCGGTATTCCGATAGAATCATCTGTCCAAGAAGAAAATATTGAACCGGATGACCAATTATATCTTGGAATAACGAATGATGATGCTTCAACTTTTTTTACTGATTGTAAATTATTTCTATGATCTCTTTCTTCTTTAGCAGATCTTAGTGGATTTATTAAAGTGTCAGTTGAATTCCAAACATCAGATTTACCAATACCGATATAATATTGATTTGAATCTGCAGATGTTGCTATTTCTGATAAAAGAAAATCTGTTAAAAGTTTTCTGTGGGTGTCTGTTACTATTGCTGCCATTTAATTACCTACGCTAATGTTGTTACACTTTGGTTGCCGACTAAGAACCAATTTGATCCATCCCATATACACATCGCACCTTCGTTTTGTGCAAGAGCAAAACTAGAATTGCTGCCTGTGAAACTATCAGGTGTTATTGTTGCAACACTAGAACCTTTATTTGTAAAAATTTTATATTCACCAACAGTTGTTCCATTATTAAGACCAACAGCGAGTGGACTTCCATCGGTTCTGTTACATATGACATATGGAGTTGTATCACTACAATCACCATCCGCTGTAATTGTAGAACTTTCAAATGAAACTTCACTAAGTGTTTTATTAGTGATTGTTTGAGATAAAGTATCCATCACTAAAGTGCCAGAGGCATTTGGTATACGAACTAATCGATCTGCAGTTGCATTTTCTGCCATGAGTCTAGTTTCATGATCATCTGCAGTTGCACCTTCAAAAACAACCGNTGAATCTTCTAAAGAAATTTGAGAAGAAAGATTATTACTATCTGGCCCAAATTTATTATATATTTCAACTAATGTATCATTGATCTTCGTTCCAGCAGCACGAAGTGTATCACCTGTGCCATCATTCGCTGAACTTCCTATTGATATATTTTGTCTTGTCATGAATAAACCCTTGTTTTCTTATAGTATTATTTATATGTTTATATAGCGGAATCACTCAAATATCTAGTAAACATATCATTATCCATTGTCTCTGTTGCCATTGACATACCCATGTGTGCACTATCTGCAGCATGCGATGCACTATCATCAAATGTAAATGAATTTGGTGTTCCAAGTTGTTCAGCAGATGAATAAATCTTATTAAGTGCCTCAATCGTGATATCTTTATATCTTTCGATAGCATCAATAACACTGAGACTGACTCTAAAGACTCCATCTGTTGCAGGATCACCATTTGCTGAGGAATCAAATATTGCGGTCATTTGTGCAAATTGAGTAGTAATTGTTTGCGTTGCTTCATCAACAAGCAAAATATCACCAACACTTGATTCTAAAGGATTAGAACCTTGTGCTGTTAATGTTACAATTCCATTTCCTTGCAATAAAACTGATCCTGCGAAATGGAATCCTGCAGGATGCACAAACCTAGTGTATAATGACTCATAATCAGATACTGATAATCCACTTTTTATAAGGATAGAAAATATTTGGTATATTGCATTATCTAAAATTCTATTTTGAAAATCGAAACCAATTTTTCCTTGATTCCCTGTTTGATCAATACCACCAACATGAAGAAGTTTATCTTTTGGAAACTCAATTGTTGTTTCTTCACCAAAAAATCCACGAAAAAATCCTTCAACGGAAACTAAAGAACCCTTTGATTTATAAAAAAGAGGTATTAATCTCGCCATCAATCTAGGATTTTGAAAAAATGACGAAGATTGTAAACCGTTTCCTATTTCTTTAATTAACTCATCTAAATAGTTTTCATCGGTTTGAGAAATATCCCTAGATGCAAATAAATTAGAAATTTCAGTGTGAAAAGACTGAGTACCACTACTGTCTAAATAATCATAGTATAAATCTAAAAGTTTTATAAGAGAACCAGAATCTACTCCATAATCTTCTACAAAATACTCAGGAAGAAGATTGGATACTCCTGGTACATCAAGTCTTAGTTTTCTTCTATTTAAATCTTTTAATGAATGTGTCATAAGGTAATTGCTGATAAAGTTTCTTGTCGATCTATAATCGCTGTTGCAGCAGACTTAGAATTATCTATTGTAAGAATATAATTTCTTAAAGGTCTGATAGTATTTTCGTTTGCTGGAACAATTGTTACTTTAATTTCTGTGCCAGAATACGCAGAAAGATTAAAACCAGATAATGATACAACTCCTGTTGATGCATCATAAATTCCGATATTATTAACAATAACTTCCCCAGTAATAATATTAAAAATTTCTAATACATTTGATCCTAATCTATTTCTAAAACTTACATTAGATCCTTCATATGTAAAAATTCCACTACTAACTTTGTGTGTTAAAGAATCAAATGATGCAATAACTACTGGAAAATTGATATTGTAATCTGTGTTAAAGAATCAAATGATGCAATAACTACTGGAAAATTGATATTGTAATCTGCTATTGTATTAATTGTTGGACTAAATTTTTGTTGTAATTTAACATCCATTTTTGAATTTAAAATTGAAGGAGATAATTCGTCGATAGTTGTAAGAAGATTAGATTTCCTAAACGTAGAATTAAATTTATTTAAATTATCAGAAAAATAATTTGTCATAGTCGATTCAATTAAAGTTTCGGTTGCCTGAGAAGTTAAGTCTGTTTGAGCAGGATCAAAATTAAATGATGTTGTTATTTCGAGAGAAGATGTTATTGGATCAACATAAACAGTATCGATAGACATGATTGATAAATTATCTGTCAAATTTGTTGTTATAGAATTTTGCGTTTCTGTTTTAGTTGCATCTGTGATCCCATCTTTAAATTTTAAACTGACATATACTCTTCCATATACTGGAGGAATGTTTTTATTACCACCCCATGCAGCTACATCATCAAGAACAGAAGAATAGTTTTCTAAAATAATTGCTTTATAGTCTTCTGAAGTTACCATCCTTTGTTGTGTAGCAAATCCGATAGGAGCATTCAGTTTAATAGAATTAATTGACTCTTTATCTGCACCACCTGCTGAATTTGAAACTGTTGTTACAGTAATAACACTATTTTCAGCAAGATTATTTTCGAAACTAATACTACTAGTAGAAAATAAAGAAGCTCCATTTGCATCTGCAGCTGATGTTGATAAATATTGAATAACTATTTTGTTTCCTGCTTGTGGTGCTTTTCCTAAAATAGTTCCATCACTGAAAGTTAATTCATAATACCCATTTGGTATTTCTCTTAAAATATAAACAGTTGAATTTGTATCAATACGAATCGATGTATTTACATCTTTATATGAAGTGAATGTTGAAGATGTTGGAGAATCATATACATTTACTGAAATTGTTGATGTATCAATATTTTCGTCTGGAATTACAAAAACTTGATCTTCAGAAAATTCTCCGACAAGAAAAGTTTTTGTTTTCAATGTTCCTTCGGTTATAGGAATCGTTGAAGAACCTGAAGAGGTTAGAAAAGAAAAGTTTCCTGATCCATCATTTGTTGCAGTATAAACTTCTGTTGTCTTAAAAGAATAAGATGTACCATCTACATCAGCAGTGAAAGATGAAAACTTTGGTAATGTGAGTACACTATCGGTTGAAGTGCTATCGACAGCTGTTAAAGTAATTGTCGCAGTTGAACCTGTTTTAGATCTTGGAAAATAACCTAAATTCTCTGCATGAGAAACAACAGATGAACGAAGTTGTGATGAATTTAAAAATGACTCATTAAT